CAGCGCCATTGCGACGCCACGATAGGAGACCATTGTTGACTCGTAGCGCGGGATCAGAATCCAATCCCCGACCTTACACCAAGGCCCGCTGCGCTCAAACTTTTCACCCTGATAAGCTTCAGGCCCGACAGCGCAGACAAGCGCGGAAACCGAGGAGTACTTATCCTCAGCGCGCACCGTGTCCGGCAGATACAGCGTCACTTCCGTGCCGTCGTCCTGCGTGATCGTCTTCAGCTCTTCAGGCCGGACGTAAATCTTCACAGCCACCAGATAACCAGCTGGGCGCATGTCAAACGGTTGGCCCGTCATCTCAATAAAATGCTGATTAATCAGGTCTTTAGCCATGTCCTCTTCATGAGGCTCGATGTTGCTCATACTCATTAGTAATGACTCCCTCGTCTTTGCTCCGGTATTTTATCGTCGTCTGGCTGCATCATCCGCTTGTACTCTTCGTTGATGACTTCGATTGCAGCCGTGTAACCGCGCACCAACGCATTCCCCTCCAGAACCTGAAGGGCAATCTCTTCAGCCGTCATCGCAGGAACAAACGTGCTCCCGTGAGATGCTGGTCTAAATCTAGCGTTTAAGGAATACTCGGACGCTCGGTCGCGTAGCTCCGCGAGCCGCTGTGCGCTCCTGTTCCGCAGTTCTTCTGCGCTCATATGTGTCTCCGGTTTTTTATATGGCGGTCATTACCCGGGCCGCCACGGGTATTCTAAATTACATTCCGAAAAGGCCCTTCTTCGGCTTCACAGCCTGCATGATATTACCCGTCGGCGACATCATGCCCTTACGAACCTTGCCAGCGCCACCCTTGGCTTTCTTCACAGGCTTACCGCCCATATTCATGCCACCCATTTCCGTAGCGAGCTTACGAGCGGTGTCGGCGGAGGTCTGAACCTTACCGCCGGCAGCCTTCTTGATCATGTCGCCATAGGCTTTGACTGAGCAGCCGCGCTTATTCATTAGCACATACCTTTACGGGTTTTGCCAGCGCCACCAACGGCCCGCTTGACGGGCTTCTTCATGTCTTTCATCGGCTTGCCGATGGCGATCATAACAGCGAGGCCGTCCTTCTTGGCTTTGCCGCCCTTCTTGTAATTGCCAGCAGCCATACGTGCTGCGACGCGGGCGTCCTGCACCTTGCCGCCATCAGCATAGCAGCTAGCTTTGCCGCCCTTTTTCATGCCACCTTCAGAGCGGTTGGCGCTTTCAATGACTTCGCCTTCCTTCTTCGTGACCTTAGCCTTCGCCAGACTTTCGTTCTGACGGCGAGCAGCTTCGCGCTCAGCAGCCGTTGGGCCCGGAGGTGTCGGCTTCTTCACCACGCCACCAACCTTATAGGTCGGGATTGGGCGGGCGTTCGCACGCTCCTGCAGCGCCTTCGCGCCGTTCGGTTGGTTTGGCATCGGCTCAGCAAACGCAGGGCCAAAAATAGCGCGAGCCTTCGCCCGCAAATCAGTCATCTTCATTGTTGATCTCCAAGGAATTCAATCGAGTAAGGCTCGGGCGGAGCGGGGTTATCTGCCAAATCGGCAAATACTCTAAGCGTTGCTGTGCGTTCTCTGGCTTCCGTATCAGCCATGTCAGCCGTCGCTGTGATTTCTGCAACTCGCTCTCTCGACTGCGCGTCGAGCTCAGCCTTCTGCTGCTTCTGCACAATCTTCTGCTTTTCGATCTCGAGATACGGATCGGGCTGCTCCTGCGGCTTATACATCGGCGCGAGCTGCTGCATGGCCTGTGCAACCATGACCGCAATCTGGTTCTCAACTTCAGGCGGCAGCTGCGTACCCGGAGGCGGCAGCGGCTGACCGATCTGCTGCTCGACCTGTACGCGCATCTTCAGTGCCAAGTGCTCGTTGATGTGCGCCTGAAGCGACGGATTCTCCGCAGCAATCGGCGCGTGAGCCGCGATGTGCGCGTCGTGATCCTGATATGCACCAGCCTTCAGCGGAGCACCGAGGATCGCGTTCTGGTTCTCCGTCAGAGGATCAAGCGGCTGAGCCTGCGGAACGTCCGCCTTCAGGATCAACTGGATCTTCTCTTCAGGAATGCCCATCTCGACATACATCTGCTTGTATGCTTCGCGGATATTATGCTGATCCGGCTGCTGTGTCGCGAACCGGAGCAGCGCTTCCGCACGCATCAAACGCTGCGCCGACGACGAAATATTAGGGTCAGATACCGGAATAACGTCGATGTTATTCGCGAAATCTTCCCGCATAATCGCAGCCATTCCGCCCCGAACCGGGAACGGATACGGCGCATCAGGCAGGTATTTGCCAAACAGATTGGCAATCAGCTTCAGTTCTTTACTAAACGCCTTGTGACACCGCTTGAGCGTTGCCGACTGCAGTCGGGTTGCCGCTTCCATAAGAGCAACAGTCGTTCCGACTGGCGCATCCTGTCGGCCTTCGCCCACCGCAATCTCTGCCGTATTAGCGAGATTGCGCGCTCCCTCGTAAGTCTCACGCAGCAGCTCCAATGATACCTGCGATGGCTCCTTATAGGGCATCGTCATGATTGCGTTCTGAATCGGCAGACCACCTGTATCGATCTCACGAAACTCCGTCGGGCCAATCCCGATATTGTTATCGTCGATCCGCATACCCTTCACGCGCAAACCGCCCGGGAAGTTATTCAGCGTGCCGGCATCGATGAGCTGACGACGAATCGATGTCGCCGTCTTCGCCGAATTGCCCAGAATGTGCGCATAACCCAGACCGTAGAAGCCTACGCCGGGCATGAACTTATAGTGCACGAAGTGATCCTGACGCTGGTACGTCGGATCGCCATCGTCAAAGTTCCGATAGATCGACAGAACCTTGCGGGTGCCCTCTTCAATCGTGACAATATACGGCAACGGGATGCCGTCTTCGTTCTCAAATCCAACCAGATTCAGATCGGCATAAACCTCGTAAATCCGGTACTCCTGAGTCCCCTCAGCGCCCGGCTCAACGCCCTGAACACCATCAACCTGCGCCTGAATCGGCGTCTGTGAGCTGTCATCTACCTGCGGATCGCCCAGATCAATGTCGCGATACACCCCAGCCAGCTGCGCCAAGCGGAAATTCCGGCGCGTCATCGACGAAATGTGGCAGAATCGCGGCGATGTCGCCAAATCCGTGGTGCCATACGCCGCCACAAAGTTATCCGGCAGCACGAAACGGCTCACCGGACGACCCAGCATCCGGTCCTGATACACTTTCTTAAACGTCGAGCCTACCAGCGACAGCCAGAACAGCATCTGGTCGAACTCTTCGTAGAATTCCGGGGCCAATTCCGTCAGGTAAAGGTTCATGAAGTCCTTTACACGCGACGCCTGCGCCTCCAACGACTCGTTCGCAACGCCTACAATCTGCGTCTTAACCGGGCCGCTGGCGGGCAATAGCTCTCCACAAGCCACAGCCTGCCAGCGCACCACAGCCTCTGCCATGAGCGGGTCGTAAACACCACACGCGCCATTAAACGGCGTCGTGCGGTCTTCCATCTTAAAGCCGAGCAGCTTGATGCCTTCCGACATCGTCGCTTCCCAGTCGCCACGCGACTGCTTATCTTCCTCAACACCACTCAGCAGGCTCTCACCAAGCGTGTTCAGGTCCATGTCGTCCATGTACAAAGCCAAGTTAGCTTCGTGCTCAACTTCTTCAGGAACGTCCAGCTCAGGCTGAAAATCAATCTCAACCCCGCCGTCATCCATTTCCATGATTTCCGCGCCGTCTAACAGCGTGGGTCCGGCCTCCTCGATCTCGATGTCAGCACCTTCTTCAGGCAGTTCAACATCGACGCCGCCTATGCCCTCAAAGGCGGGGCGTAGCGTATCTTCGAGTGTCATCGGTTTACGAGCCATGCTGCTTCCTATCATGCGTCATATACGGCGTCAATAAAACGCCGCACGCTCCAATGGCGTGTCATACTTCTCTTCATACGGATCTTCCGTATTCGCAACCCACCCCGACTGCTTGATACGCAAAAACGCCATCGTCATCGTATCAACCCAGTCTCTCGCGTCAGCCGCCGGGAACTGTATGCACTGCTGCTGAAATTCCTCAGCCCACTTCCTCAGCGACATATACGTCGGACCCTGCGCCGGCAACCACACCCGCCCGTTCTCAATCAAATCCGTCACCAAACGAACGCGCGCAATCTTATCACCGAACTTATCCGGGTTAAACGGCGTCGCAATCAGCCCCGCCTTCGACAAATCCTGTATCAGCATCTGCCCGTTCGCCTTCGCCTCCACCAAGATCGTGTCCGGCTTCCTGCTTTTCGACGGCTTTATCGGTAACTTATAGTTATCATCCCGGTAATCATTCGCCATCCGCTGCACCATGCGCCGCAAAATCGGCCACTCAGCCCGATCCCGCCACACACTCAGCAATATCAGGTTCGGAATCCCGTTATCGTCGTCAAACACACCCCACGTCGTGCTCGCACTGTACGCCGAGGTCTTATTCGCCGTCAGCGCCGTATCCCACGACTGTATCACGTACTGAACCTTCGGCGGCTCCGGCTGCCGCCACCACTTAAACCACGTCCCGTCAATGATCCCGCCCGAATCCACAACCGGATTCTGCTGATACAGCGACGACCACATGC